CGAGGATGGGGCGCGACGGATCCTCCGAAATGTGCGGGGCAACAATGCGCAGTGCGGGGGCAGAGATGCGGATTTTCATGGCGGGTTCCTCTGGGTTATGCGGGGTGTGGGGGGCGCCCCGGAGTGGACGCCCCCGGGGGAGTGCTACATGCGTTCTACCGATACCGCGCGGCGCCGCGCGTCGGCTGCTTCATATCCGTGCGCCCAACAATCGGCGCAGTAATGCGCTACCCACGTCGGTTCGTTCCGGGGGTTGTACGCCCCCGGGGTGGACGGGACCACGACGCGCACCACGACGGCCGGGGATCCGCACTCATGGCCGTAGCTACCGCGCGGCGCGTTGCCGCAGCGGGGCGCGCGCATTAGCGCATCCCCCCAACACTGGCCAGTAGCACCGCCAGTTTCTCCCGCAACGCATGCGCGGGAATGTGTGCCATTCCGTATCTGTCAACGGTTACCATAAGGTCCAACATGTCGGCAAGGGCAGCCGCGTCGTCACGTCGATGCGCGGCGGCACGGGCGGCGTAGTCGATGGGGCGGGAGTCGCTGGACATTGGGCGGGATTCCTCAGGGTGTCGGCCGGGGCGCCGCGCGGGGCGGGGCTGGCCGGGTTGTCTGACGCGCCGCCGGAGAGTCCGGGGCGCACCTACAGTATACATGTACCGCGTCAGTCTGTCAACAGTAGACGCGCAACCCCGTGCAACCCGTGGGCGCAGCTAGCGTCGAGGGCGCGCCGCTGGCGGATCCGGGCCCGGATACGGCGCCCCGCTCCCCGCCCCCGGCCCCGCCCACGCGCGCGGTCCTATGTGTGTCGAAATGACACACCCCCCCCCTGCGCCTGGCGAACGCTACCGGCCGCACCGGGCGCGCGGGGCGCCGGTAGCGCGGCGCCGGGGCGCCGGGGCCAGCGTCGGGGCCGGGGCGCCGGGGCGCGCGCGGCGGGGGGAGCTCGCGGCGGGGGGGGAGGGGGGGGTGTCCCCCGGCGGAGGGCAAGCGAGTACGATTCAGCATCCCCCCGGCCAGTGGGCACGGGTACACGTCAACGACGAGGAGGGTGGTGGTATGCGGCAGTGGACGCGGGAGGAGCGGGAGGAGGTGTTGGGGCTGGTGTTGGACGGGATGGCGGAGGGGGTGACGTTACAGGAGACGGTGGAGCGGGAGCAGCGGCGGTTGAGTGCGCGGGAGCCGGAGCGGTATCCGGGGCGGCTGACGCCTGGGCTGGTGCGGGGGTGGCTGTGGCTGGACGAGGAGTGGTTCCGGCGGTACCAGCGGGCGAAGGCGTTGTTGGGGCAGGCGTATGCGGACGAGGCGGTGGTGACGGCGCGGGAGAGTACGAGCAGTACGACGGCGATGGACCGGGTGCGGATCGAGACGTTGAAGTGGGCGGCGGCGAAGGCGAACCCGGTGGAGTTCGGGGAGAAGCAGACCGTGGAGCACCAGGGGGCGCAGACGCTGCAGGTGAGAATTGTGGAGGAGGAGGGGACGGTGCGGAACGTCCAGGCGCTGAAAGCGGCGGAAAGTGCGGTGCTGGAAAGCGCCGTGGTGGGCAGCATCGCGCCAAGCATCAAGCCCGTGGTACAGGTCAAGGCGCCCTGACCGACACGGGAGAGGGACTGGAGAATTTGCGCCCAGAAGCCGTGGAACCCGGCGCGGAACAGCCCGGAACATGCGAGAAAGATGAAGGGCGCATTAAGGCTGCATTAAGAGTTGATTAATTTTTCATGACGAGGGGGGTTTAGGGGGGTTTCCCCCCTTGACAGACTTGCCTCAGCGCAGAGAGGTTGGGGGGAGTAAGAGGGGGGCGCTAGTGCAGTTCGTTAACGGGTTACTCTGACGCGCTTCGCTTGTCCTTGCTGGTTGCTTCGCAACAAGCAAGAGTTAGAGGGGGAAACGGGGAAGGAGTAAGCGTCCCGAGTAACGCGGTGAGCGTTACGAGGAGTAAACGAGCCGTAAGCGTGTCAGCGCGTAAACGAGACATCTAGAGGGGTACAGGAGACTGTGGCGCATCGGCCGGGGAAGCGGAGGGGGGCGGTCGGCGCGGACCAGGCGGTCGAAGTCCGGCTGGCCAAACTGCATCCCGGGCAGAAGGCGGTGGTGGAAAACCCGGCGCGCTTCAAGATTGTGATGTGTGGGCGCCGATGGGGAAAGACGGCGGGCGGGGTCCGGTGGCTGTGTGATGGGGCGATTGGTGGGGAGCCGGTGGCATGGTTTGCCCCGTCGTACAAGGTGGCGCTGGAGGCGTGGCGCGAGTTGGTGGACCGGCTGGGGCCGCTGACGGCGCGCATGAACGAGCAGGACAAGCGCCTGGAACTGGTGACCGGCGGGGTGGTCGAGGTCTGGACGCTGGACGGCCCCGACCCTGCGCGCGGCCGCAAATATGCCCGGGTGGTGATCGATGAGGCGGGCATCGTGCGCGACCTCCTGACCGTCTGGCAGGCCGCTATCCGCCCGACGCTGGTCGATCTTGGCGGGAAGGCGCTGATCCTGGGGACGCCGAAAGGGCGCCGGCACGGGTTCGTGACGCTGTTTAGCCGGGGCCTGAGCGGCGAAGATCCGGACTGGCAGAGCTTCCGCGCCCGCACGCTGGACAACCCCTACATCCCCGCCGAAGAAGTCGAAATCGCCCGGCGCGAACTCCCCCCCGAGGTCTTTGCCCAAGAGTTCGAGGGCATCCCGACCGACGATGGCGCCAACCCCTTTGGCCTGGACGCCGTCCGCTACGCCTTCACCGAGGGCGCCAAGGGCACGGAACAGGGTCCGGTCGTGGTGTGGGGGCTGGATCTGGCCCGCAGCCAGGACTGGACGTGGCTGGTCGGCATGGACGCCTGGCGCCGCGTGGTGACCCTCGACCGCTGGCAGATGCCCTGGGCCGCGACCAAGGCCCGGATCATGGAGATCGTGGGCCAGACCCCCGTGGTGGCCGACGCGACCGGCGTGGGCGACGCCATCGTCAGCGACCTGCAGCAGATGGGCGCCGTCATCACCCCCCACGTCTTCACCCAGCCGTCGAAACTGCGCCTCATGCAGCGCCTCATTGCCGCGTTCCAGAACAAGGAACTGCTGGTCCGGGCGGTGGACCACGAAGCGGCGCTGCAGGCCGAGCTGGAGGCGTTCGAGTTTACCTACACCGCCTCCGGCGTGCGCTACGAGGCCCCGCCGGGGCTGCACGACGACGGCGTGATGGCGCTGGCTTTGGCCCTCCACGGGTGGGATCGGGTGCAGGGGGTGCCGCCGGAAGGGGTTGCCCCTTGGCAACCGACCGGGGACGACCCTAATCTTCGGCAGGAGGGGGAGAACCTGGTGGCTGCACCCGCCACTCACACCGCCCCCGGTGACTTTGCCGCCCAACTTCCTGCCGGATGGTAGCGCCGATGCCCAAACCGATGGAGCCCCGGACGAAAAAGGAGCGTGGGATGGAGGCCGTGCTGGAGCGGACCAAGGAGTTCAACAAACCCCGGAAAAAGCGCCCGATCCTGCGGAAAAAGGGGAAAAACACCCCGATCCCGCCCGGAAAAGGCTCTGGCATGACCGTGATGATCGCGGTCGGGATGCCCAAGAAAGGCGCCAAAGGAGGCCCCATGCCCATGCCCGGTGAGCGCCCGAAGTCCAAGGACGAGATCATCGCCCGCCTCGAAGCCCGCATCGCCCAGCTGGAGGCCAAGCTGGCCGAGGACGAGGGCGAGATGGAGGGGGAAGGCGAGGAGATGGACGAGGAGATGGACGCCGAGTACGAGGACGAGGAGGACTAGTGCCCAGCACCCCGGCGTGGCAGCGGAAAGCTGGCCAAAACCCGGCCGGCGGCTTGAACGCCAAAGGCCGCGCCTCGCTCCGCGCCGAGGGGCGGGACATCAAGCCCCCCGTCTCGGCCAAGGAAGCCGCCGCCAGCCCTGCCAAGGCCAAGCGCCGGGTGGCCTTCTGCAAGCGGATGGCCGGCATGAAGGCCAAGCTGACCAGCGCCAAGACCGCCAACGACCCCAACTCGCGGATCAACAAGAGTCTGCGGAAGTGGGACTGCTAACCTTCTGAGGCAAGGAGTTTTCGCGTATGCCAGGCTTCCGCAACAGCATCACAGGCACCATCGCGGCGAACGCGGCCAACGTCACGCTGGCGTGGCGCGAGTTCTTCAACGGCGGCGTCGGCGTGCAGGTCACCGGCACGTTCAGCGGGACGCTGCAGTTCGAGATGACCATCGACGGCACCAACTACGTCGCCGTCCAGGCCACCAGCGTGACCACGGGCACCGCGGCGACGACCACGACGGCGACCGGCGTGTTTTTCTTCAACGTCGTTGGGGCCAACGCCGTCCGGGTCGCCAGCACCGCCTGGACGAGCGGCACCGCCACGCTGACCATCGTCGGCCTCCCCGGCTAACACATGACCGCCCCCGCCGGCCTCAGCCGCCGCCGTCGCCGCGCTGTCGTTCCCACGGGGGGCGGCGGCTTGCCGGCCACGGCGCTGCTGCTGGAGAACAACGACGGCATCCAACTCGAAACCGGCAGCACCGACAGCGACGTGCTGATCATGGAGACGTAAGCCATGCCCGCAACCAAGATTTCCGCACTCACCGCCGGGGGCGCGTCCCAAGCCACCGACGAGTACGTCGTCGCCCGCGCTGGCGACAACCGCAAGATCACCGGGGCGAACATCGCGGCCGCCGCGACCGCCGTGGGCACGCTGACCAGCGGCGCCATCGGCGCGGGCTTCACGGCCATCCCCAACACCGCGCTCGCCAACAGCAGCATCACGATCAACGGCACGCCCGTGTCGCTGGGTGGCACCGCAACGATAAGTGCGTCGGCGGCCGGCTCGAACACGCAAGTGCAGTTCAACAGCAGTGGATCGCTGGCAGGCGACAGTGGGTTCACGTTCAGCAGCACGAACAAGGCAATGACGCTGGGCGGCGCCACGATCACGGCCAACGCCCCCGTCCTCGACCTGACGCAGACGTGGAACAACGCGGCTGTCACGTTCACGGGGCTGCGGTTCAACGTCACCGATACCGCCAGCAACGCAGCCAGCCTACTGTTTGATTTGCAGACTGGCGGTACGAGTCGGTTGAGTGTTCGCAAGGATGGCAGACTGAGGGTCCCGCAGTTGGGATACGACGTTTGTTCAATCGAGTTTGGCAGTGCCAGTCATGGTTTTTCATTTTGGCTTGCTCAACAGCACATCTCGTGGATTGTGCAAGGCGCAATTGGCCTCACATTTACGGGTGGGTCAAACGGAACGCATGTAATTGGTTCGAACCAATCGTTTTCGTTTGCAAGTGCAGCCAATCCCGCATCTGGTGGATCTGATACTTATTTGTTTCGCGATGCGGCAGGCATTATCGCGCAGCGCAGTGGAGCAAACGCCCAAACCCAACGCTTGTACCGCACGTTTACTGACGCCAGCAACCACGAGCGGTTGTCGTTCGGCTGGTCTAGCAGCACCGCGATCATTGCCACCGAAAGCGCGGGCACCGGCACGCGCGGCAACCTCGCGTTCGGCACCGCAGCGTTGGCAACGAGTGCTACGCGCGGGCATCTGATGATTCCGTCGTGCGCTGGCGTGGCAACTGGTGTTCCTGCGGACATTCCCACCGGACAAGTGGCGCTGATCTTTGACAGCACCAACAACAAGCTCGGCGTTTACGACGGCGGCTGGATCTGGACCGCTGCGCTGACGTAACCTCTGACCACACACCCATGACCCTCGACTTCACCGTCACCGAAGCGCAGGCCCTCGTCGGCCTGCTGGACATCGCCACCAAGAGCGGCGGGCTTGAGATCGCACAGGCGGCGCTGCCTCTCGCCGTCAAGATTCAGACCGCGCTGGACGCGGAAGCGAAGACTCCTGCCGAGGACGCCGCATGATCGTCACCATCGACACCGACAACGCTGCGCCTGGGCCGTTCGCCACGGATGCCGAATACTGCCAGTTCGTGATGGCAAACGCGGCACTGTCGTACCAAGTGCAGTACAAGGCTGCCACGGCGGATGCTGGCATTACTGCGGCCCGCGAGGCATACAACGCCAGCCTGCCGCCGGAGCCCGCGCCGAAGCCGGCGGACGCGGACGGGTGAGTCGTGCCCATGTCTGACGCCGCACATGTTCTCTGGGCCATTGTGGCGGCCTACGCCGTCTGGCGGTTGGCGGCGGTCGTGGAGCTATTTGCGCCAGTCCGTGCATCGGAAGCGGCGGACGCCATCGAGGACGTGGACATCCCGGAGGATCTGGTGGCGCTCGCCATGACCCAGAGCGAAGGGTGGGCGCAGGAGGACACGATCAAGGCAATCCGTGAGCGGTACGAGCAACTGCGCGACTGGAACCGAGTCCGGGCCGCGTTCGGCATCGGCCGCATCGACGACTAAGAGGACACCCGGATGACCATGCCCCCGCTGGATTTCGATGCGCCGATGGACCCGCTGGACGATGTCCAGGGCGAGGAGGCGCTGGGCGTGGATTTCGACGCGCTGGTGCGTGAGGCGCTGGGCGAGTCGGCCAATCCGCTCTCGCCCAACGAGCAGGTCGCGCCCAACCCGCCGGACAAGGACGGCCGCACCAAGGCCGAACGCCTGAACGCGCTCCGCAAGGCGCTCTACGGCGCCGACTTTCCGCTGGCCGACCCCGCCACCGCGTCCGACATGGACGCCTGGGCGTCGTGGACGCGCGGGCTGTGGGAGTCGCGGCGCGAGTCCGTGCAGATGCATTTGCACTTGGTCGAGCGCAACCGCCTGTTCCGCGCCGGGCAGCAGTGGATCTCGTCCAACGGGCTGGGCCCGTGGCGCGAACCGGCCCGACCGCGTGACGCCGCGCGCGTGGTGTACAACATGGTGGACAAGGCGCTGGACCAGCGGATGCAGATCATCATGGATCAGCGTCCGGGATTCAGCGTCACGCCGACCACGCAAGACCCCGAGGACCGGCGCAAGGCCCAAGCGCAGCAAGTGGCGCTGGAGTACCAGCACGAACAGCAGCAGATGATGCGGATCGGGCGGGAGGCCGTGTTCTGGGCGCAGACGGACGGCGTGGCCTTCTGGCATCAAGGGTGGGACCCCGACCGGGGGCCGTGGGACGAGCGCATGGGGGACCGGCCGGGCGAGCGCAAGCCGCTGGGCGACCTCGTCACGCAGACGCTGCGGGTCGAACAGGTGCGCGTGGCGCCCAACGCCACCGCCAGCATCCCACCGTACTGGGTCATCATCCGGGAGGTGATCTCGCGTTCCGAGGCGGCGTTTCGCTACGGCGTGACCGGGCTGGACGCCGCCGATACCACGCTGGCCACCGGCAACGCCCCGACCTACAACGGGTCGGAAGGGCTGGGCGCGTGGGTACTGACCCAGACAACCATCGGGGAAGGGCAGCGGCTGCGCGACGAGGACGTGACCGAACGGTTCACGGTCTATGTGGCGCCCCACGCCGACGCCCTCCCCGAGGGGCTGCACCTGGTCGTGGTGGGCGACAAGGTCGTGTTCGGGCCGGATCGGCTGATGTGGGGCGTCATCCCCGTCGTCCCCGTGCGCGACGGCTCCAGCGACCCGTCGTACTTCCCGCGCCCCGTGATGGAGCAGTGGCTGGACCACCAGATGCGGGTCAACGCCCTGCTCTCCAAGTGGGTCGAGAACATCCGCGTCAACGCAGGCGGGCGCTTCCTGACGCGCCCCAACGCCATCGCCACCGAGACGTTCATGGGCGGGGTCACGTCCATGATCGAAATCCGGGGCGCTGGCCCCATGAGCGACACGATCCAGCCGGTGCAGGGGTTCAGCGTCGGGCAGGACGTGAAAGAGGCGCTGGCGCTGGAAAAGACCGCGTTCGAGGACGCCTCGGGTTGGAACGCCGTCTCGCGCGGGCAGGTCACGGGCGAGTCCGGCCGCGCCATCATCGCCTCGCGCGAGCAGCTGGAGCGCGTGTTCAGCCCCGCCGTCAACGCGCTGGCGATGGCGTTTACGGACTGGGCCAAGGTGACGCTGGCCGGCATGGCATGGGGCTACGACGTGCCCCGGGCGTTGGGCGCCGTGGGCAAGGGTCGTCCCGACCTCGCGCGCGCGGTGTCGGCCACGGACTTCGACGGCATCTCCGACGTGAAGGTGGACGCCGCCACGATGATGCCGATGCCGATGGCGTTCCGCATGTACCTGCTGGACAACTGGTTGCAGACGGGCGTGATCGACCTCAAGGAGTACCGCCGCCGGCAGATGTTTGCCGTGGCGCGGGACTTGGGGACGCCGGACGAGGACCAGGAAGCGCGCGCCATGCGGGTGGCCGAAGCCATCAGGATGGGCTACGCGCCCCCCGAGCTGCGGTGGCAGGACAACGAGGCGAT